AAATTTTATAATAAATATAAAACGAAAAAAAAACATCCGGACGATTTTGTATGTACAAATTTATATTTTCGCAATTTTATAGCCCTCGTAAAAAAAACAGTCCCTTTTAAGGAGAGAAAGAGAATGTCTACTTTCTCACCATTATATTTTTGACTGTTTGAACTTTAGGAAAGGGGACAAACATGAAAGATAGTAATAAAAGGCTCGAGAAGAAATTCCAAGCTGAAGTAATCAAAGACATAAAGGCTAGGTTTCCTGGATGTATGGTTCTGAAAAACGATCCAAATTATATTCAAGGTATTCCTGACCTTTTAGTTTTGCACAAACAGCATTGGGCTTCACTCGAATGTAAAAGAGATTCATCTAGTCCTCACAGACCAAACCAGGATTATTATGTTGAGAAGATGGATAGCATGTCTTTCTCAAGATTTATATTTCCTGAGAACAAAGAGGAGGTACTAAATGAATTGGAACAATCATTCAAATCTTAAAGGAGAGCATGCGTTTCTTGGAGCTAGCAAGTATCATTGGATAAATTATTCAGATGATAAACTTGTTGACTATTATAGAAATTATCGTGCTGCAGAAAGAGGAACAGAACTTCATGAATTTGCAGCTCAGTGTATTAAGCTGAGACAAAAATTAAAAGGAACTGCAAATCTTGCTAATTATGTAAATGATGCTATTGGTTTTGGAATGACTCCAGAAGTAGTTTTATATTATAGCGAGTTTTGTTTTGGTACTGCAGATTCAATTAAGTTTGATGAAAGAAAAGGATTTCTTAGAATACATGATCTCAAGACTGGAGTAACACCAGCACACATAGAGCAACTTGAAGTATATGCTGCTCTTTTCTGTTTGGAGTATCATGTAAAGCCTGGTGATATTCAGATGGAACTAAGAATATATCAGAATGATGACATTAATATATTTGAGCCATCTGTTGAAAACATTGCTCCAATAATGGATAAAGCAATCACTTATACAAAGTTATTGAGGTCATTAAACGAAAAGGAGATCTGATATGTCCGATTCTTATGAAGAGTTTCAAGCCTATTGGGATCTCGAGAAGAGTGAGCACTTGGAGCATTATGGTAAAAAGCATCGCTCTGGTAGATATCCTTGGGGTTCGGGAGAAAATCCTTATCAGCATGAAGACTGGTATGAGCAATCATGCAAGTGGCTATTAGAAGTTGAAGAGTACAAGAAGAAAGGTCTTACTAATAAGCAGATAGCTGATGCTATGCAATGTACAACTACTGAATTAGTCAGATGGAAATCTGTAATCAAGAGACAACAGCAATCAATAATGATATCTCAAGCTAAAAAGATGCGTGATGAAGGCATGAGTAATGTTGATATTGCTAAAGCTTTAGGTAAAACTGAAGGAGCAGTTAGAAACTGGTTTAAGAATAACAATGTTGAAGTTAATGCCGCTAAAGGCAGGAATACTGCAGATAAACTTGAAGCCATTATCGATGAGAAAGGTATTATTGATATTGGTAAAGGTGTTGAAAGAGCTATTGGAGTTTCTGAATCTACTATGGCTCAGGCTATGGAGATCATAAAACTTGATGGATATTCTGTAGGAACTATAGGAATACCTCAGGTTACTAATAAAGATCAGCAAACTAGCAGAACTCTTGCTGGTAAGTTCCCTCCTGGATATTCTCAAAAGCAGGTTCTTAGTGATATGTATAAAGCAAGAGATGCTGGAGAAATAAGTTCAGTTATTGAATACCATTCTGAAGATGGTGGAGTAACATTCAAAAGACCTCAGCCTCCAGTGTCAATTGATTCTAAGCGTATTGATATTTGCTATGCAGAAGATGGTGGAATAGATAAAGATGGTCTTATAGAAATTAGAAGAACAGCTAAAGACTTAAATCTTGGTGGTAATCATTATGCTCAGGTAAGAATACTTGTCGATAATGGATATTATCTTAAAGGAATGGCTGTATATTCTGATGATCTTCCCGATGGTGTTGATATTCGTTTCAATACTAATAAGACTAAAGACGTTAAAATGATGGATGGAAAGAATGGAGTTCTTAAACCTATTAAGAAAGATCCTGACAATCCATTTGGAGCAGTTATACAAGCTGGAGGACAACCTAGTTGGACTGATGAAAAAGGTGAAAAGCATCAGGGTGCTATAAACATGGTACATCCTGAAGGAGATTGGTCTGGATATTCTAAAGAGCTTCCTTCTCAGATGCTATCAAAGCAGCCTATTGAAACTGTTAAGAGACAGCTCAATTATACTTATGAAGATCATCAAGCAGAGTTCGATGATATTATGAGTATAACTAATAATGCAGTAAAAGAGCATTATCTTAGAGAGTTTGCTTCTAAATGTGATTCAGATGCTGTAAATCTTAGAGCTGCTTCATTTCCTAGACAGCAGTATCAGGTTATATTACCTGTTCCGTCATTAAAAGATGATGAAGTGTATGCTCCTAACTATAAAAATGGTGAAAAAGTAGCATTAATTAGATTTCCACATGGTTCTACATCTGAGATTCCTATACTTACAGTTAATAACAATAATCCTGAAGCAATCAAGATGATGACTAAACAGGCTAAAGATGCAGTTGGTATTAATAAGACCAATGCTGATAGACTGTCTGGAGCTGATTTTGATGGCGATGATGTTCTTGTTATACCTACTGGTAAAGGTGGAAAGGTTGATATTAAGAATCAGGATCCATTTCCTGGTCTTGTTAATTTTGATGCTAAAAGAGAATATGGAACTAAAGCAGTAGAAAGAAATGGAAAGACTGTATATTTAAATAAGAATGGTATTCCTATTCAGGTTATGACACCTTCGGGAACTCAGAAGCAAATGGGTATTGTAACCAATCTTATTACAGATATGACAGTTGCAAGAGCTTCTAATGATAAGATGGAAAGAGCCATTAGGCATTCTCAGACTGTTATCGATGCTGAAAAGCATAAGCTTGATTGGAAACAATCTGAAAAAGATAATGGAATTGAGGAATTAAAGAAAGAATTCCAGACCCATTATGATGAGAATGGCAAAAAGAAAGTTGGAGGCGCTGGAACACTCTTATCAAGATCTACTGGAGAAGCAAGAGTTCCTGCTACTAGAGGAAATCCTTGGATTAATCAAAAAGGTAAGCCTTGGTATGATCCTGATCTTCCTGAAGGTGCATTGATATCTAAAGAGTCTGGAGAAACTAGACCTAAAAAGGGTAAGAAGTACATAGATGAGAATGGTAAAGTAAGGTATGAATACAATTATGATATTCAGATACCTGTTACTAAAAAGACTACTCAGATGGCTGCTACTAGAGACCCTTATAAGCTATCTACAGGTACTCCTATTGAAGAAGAGTATGCTAAATACGCTAAACGTATGAAAGACATGGCTAATGAAGCTAGAAAAGAAATGGTATACCTTGAACTTGAAAAAGTTAATCCATCAGCTGCTAAAATGTATGAAGCAGAAGTAAAGTCTTTGAAAGCTAAACTTAATAATGCCATCAAGCAGGCTCCTAGAGAAGCATATGCCCAGATGCAGGCGCATGCTGAACTGGAGAGGCAGTATAAAGCAGATCCTTCAATAGAGAAATGGAAGAAAGAAGATAAGAAGGCTAGACAAAGAGCTATAGAGAAGGCTAGAGAAGCTGTAGGATCCGATAGGAGGAATAGGAACTTTGAGATCACAGATAGGGAATGGGAAGCAATACAGGCTAGAGCAGTATCCCATACTACTCTCAGGGAGATTCTCAAATATACAGATCCTGACATGCTTAGAGAAAGAGCAACTCCTAAGCCTAATAACCGTATAGGAGTAACTGATTCTCAAAAAGCCAGAATTAAAGCAATGTACAATAATAAAGTTTATACAATTTCACAGATTGCTGATGAAATGGGACTTTCTACAAGTACTATTTCTAAGATTTTAAAGGAGGCTTAGAACTATGGATAAGATTCTTAATTCTATGCTTTCTACAAAAGACAATCCTTTTGATCCATTTGACGATTTTGACAATTGGTATAGATTTGACAATGATTATGGTTACAATTGTTGCGGAATTTTAGCAAGACTTTATGACAATTCTGAAGATTTGCCACCAACTGTTGAAGCAAGAAATATTGAAGAAGTAATCGATTCTTTTATAGCTTCCGATCCTACAGAAAATTACATTAAAGTTCAAAAAGAAGTCGAAGTCGATTATGGTGATGAAGAAGAATAATTGTTAAAATACAGCACGCAAATGCATTATGGACTAACCCCAATCATTAGTATGTTAACCCCTTTCTGTTGAATGTTAACAATTACAGCATATTATCTATCCCCTTAATAGTTGTCTATTAATGTGTTTGCGTGTTTTGTATTAATTCTTAATGGAATGCTAATCAAGTTAAATCTGAATGTGTTAATAATTGCTTACTTTAGGTTTAATTTGCTTAGTATTCCATTAATTGCAATTAAAACTTTTTGTTTTGTGCTTTTAATTTTAATGTAAATTAATGAATTTAATGCAAATTATTAATAGTTTTAATACTGTTGGAGGCCCACTATGAGTATGAATGCTAAATTCAGACCATATGTAAGGTATAGGGGGGGTCTCGAAAAATATGCCCCCACCCCCATAT